TTGGTGGTTTTGTTTTGCTCGATGCTCCTGCACGAGGCTTTGTAGACGGCGAAATGCTCAAGGTCACGCTTGCCGGTGCAGAATTTGAGTGTGAGGCGATTAGATATTCCGCAGACGGTATGGATGCCTATATCATCGGCAATGCTGGCGCAATTGTTCCTGACGCTGAAATAAACGAAATCCCCTTTGTGATCCTTGCATTAAATCAGCCGCAAGACACAGGAGACGGGACGATGCTGTACGGTATGGCCATTGTTCTTTTCGATATTGAAGGCGGTGAGGGGCCGACGCTGTCAATCATCGCAAAGAATGATCTTTACCATAAACTTGACTATCGTTACGTTGGCACGAAGTATGAGCAGCCAGCGTGGGGCAGCGAAGGCGGCGTCGAAACGATTCTTGATACGACGCTGACGGGTGATCCGCAAGAAATGCCGATCATGGACAAATTTTCGCTTATAGAAGGCAAAGAATACATCGTGCATTGGAACGGCGCGGAATACAAATGCGCAGCGCGGAATGTACATGGTGAAATTACCATGACAGGCATCGGCAATCTGGGCGTGATCGAGGGCGGAACGGACACCGGAGAGCCTTTTGTTATCGTTGCGCTTCCGGGCGGGGCTGCTGATGAAGCGGGATATTACGGAGCGGCCATAGCGCTCGACGGCACGGAAACCGTTTCGGTGAAGATTGCGACGGAAGGCGAAACCGTCTATAAGATTCCGGCTAAGTACCTTGACACTGAAACGTTTGGCGTTCAGACGGAAGAAGCTGTATACGTTGAAGATGTGCAACTTGTACAGTTGATGACCAAGCAGTTCGTTTCTAAAGCTCCTGTTGCCAAAATTCCAGAAAAAGGCACACAATGCATTGTGACGGTTGCTGGTGTCGAGTACAAAGTAACAGCGCAGGAAAAGATTCGCAATGGCGAAACGCAAATTGTTATGGGAAGATGCTCGTCGATTACATCTGATGTTCCGCTATACAATGATCAGGTTCCATTCCACATTCAGTTCTTGGATCCTCCAGTTTCTTATCCTGATTATGGCACATTCTATCTCGACTTTACCTGGGTTGGAGACGGATATATCGATGCTCCAGTTATCTCAATAAAAGCTCCTGTAGGAATGGTTAATACGATAGAACAAATGTACCTTCCTACATCGGCAGGAGTTACACTGAAAATTGTATCGGAAAACTACCTCCGAGCTATTAACGACCTTTCTGGAACCGGTGTTGAGCTACTTGAGAACCCGAAGTATACAACGAATTTGCCGACGAATGTTATCAATGAAGCGATGAGAACCGGCGGCTTTGCAAGTTTTGTACTTTACACTACTGAGGATACATCTCCAGTAATCCTGTTTTCCAATAAGGCAAATATCTACTCTAATCCGGATGATTATGGCAGTGTAAAGCTGAACCAACTTGTTATTAATTTTGATGGGCATACCGTCACGATTGGACATGGCGGTGGTATTGAAAGCATAACATAATCCATATTGTAAAGGAGGTGAAAATATATGAAGATCGATTGGACTAAGAAGCTTACCAGTCGCAAGTTCTGGATGGCCATTGCTTCGTTTGTCAGCATGATGTTCGTGTTCTTCGGTGGTGCTGAGTCTACTGCTACCCAGATCACGTCTCTTATCATGGCAGGTGGCACAGTAGTTGCCTACATCATTGGTGAGGGTCTTGCTGACGCAAGTCATGCCAATGACGCTGTAGAGCCTACTGTCACTGCTACAGAATCTAGTGAAGTTTAATTAGTTACGCATATACCGGCGGCTTCGGCCGCCGGTATTCACAGTCGAAAATACTGATTGTAGTAATGCAGTCAAGAAAGGAGCTTAAACAGTGTCACTGAATATAGATTTGAATAATGCAGACATGGCATCACTTCAACGATTGCTTACTCCAAGACTTACAAAGTACATTCCATATGAGCCTACAGTTAAGCAGCGTGCGTTTCTGCTGATGAATGATACACGTGAAGTACTGTATGGTGGCGCTGCAGGTGGCGGCAAGTCTGTTGCTCAGTTAATGGGTGCACTACAGTTTGTAGATATCCCAGGCTACTCTGCTATTTTGTTCCGCAGAACATATTCTGACCTTACACTGCCTGGTGCTTTGATCGATATGTCGAAGCAATGGCTCTTCCCATTTGTAGAAAGCAAAGAAGTTAAGTGGTCTGAGAAAGAAAAGCAGTATACGTTCCCATCTGGCGCAACGCTTAACTTTGGTTACCTTGAATCTGATAATGACTGTTACCGCTATCAAGGCGCTGAGTTTCAATATATAGGCATTGACGAATGCACACACATTTCTCCGTCTAACTACCGGTATATGTTCTCTCGTCTACGCAAACCAAAGAGCCTACAGGTACCTCTACGCTTTAGAGCCACGTGTAACCCTGGTGGTATTTATGGTGAGTACTACTATCAGAGGTTCTTTGTAGAAGGCGCAGATAACGGTAGAGTATTTATCGGGGCTGGCCTGAATGATAATCCGTTCCTAGATGCTGAGTCGTATAAAGAGGCTTTGAATGAGCTAGACCCCATTGAGCGCGAGCAGCTGCTCAATGGTAACTGGGAGATCAAGGCCAATGGTGACTTATTGGATCGTAGCTGGTTCCAAGTGGTTCCGAGTCATGAAGTACCAATTGGCGCGCGGCGCGTAAGATTTTGGGACCTTGCTGGTACTGACCCTGCTAAGCGTAAGGGTCGTAACAAACGCGAACCAGACTGGACCGTTGGGTTCAAGCTTGCCCACTATCAGGGCATGTATTGGATCGAGGATATTGTGCGTGTACAGAAGAAGCCACATGAGCTTGAGGAGCTTATCCGTGCTACGGCTGAAGTTGATGGCCACGGCTGTGCGATACGCATGGAGCAGGAGCCCGGCTCTTCTGGTATCATAACTATAGACCATTATGCTAGAAATGTTCTAAATAGCTATGACTTCCAGGGTGTTCTATCTACTGGCTCCAAAGTTGAGCGTGCAAGGCCTGCATCCGCTGCAGCACAGGCTGGCCGCGTGTTTATATCTGATAGATGCCGTAACACCTTAGCATTCTTAGATGAGAGTGATCTATTCCCGTATGGTGCGCATGACGATACCGTTGATGGTTTCTCAGGTGCGTTTAACTTCTTCCGTTCACCAGTTCTAAACCAAGCTCCTACTGGCCTTAAGAAGGCCGGTGGCAGTAAGTGGAAAAAGTTTAATAGAGGTGGAGCTTAATGAAAAACGTTGACTTCAAGCAGCTTGGTGTGTCCGGCCTCAGACGGTACGGCCCATATATCTACGAGGAGTTCCTGCCAGAACTTCGCTGGCCTTACGCCGGTAGGGTATATCAGGAGATGAGCGATAACGATGCCGTTATTGGTGCCATCCTGTATCTAGCAGAGATGCTCATTCGTGGTGTAGAATGGCGTGTAGAACCCGCGGGTACCTCTGATGCTGATATCGAAGCTGCTAAATTCCTGCATAGCTGCATGCATGATATGGATAGCTCTTGGGCTAATACTATCTGCGAAGTGCTGTCTATGCTGTCTTATGGCTTTAGCTTCCATGAGATTGTCTACAAGATTCGTCGTGGTCCTGATGAGACTAATTCCAAGTATCGTAGTAGATACTCTGACGGTCGCATTGGTTGGCGACGCTTACCTGGCCGTGCTCAGACGTCTCTCGCTGAATGGGAGTTCAATGAAGAAGGCGATGTTACTGCCTTCATCCAGTCCTGTGAACCTACATTCCAGCGTGTACGCATTCCTATTTCTAAGGGTCTGCTATTCAGAACGCGCGTTAGCCGCGATAACCCAGAGGGTAAGTCTCTGCTAAGAAACGCCTATAGATCCTGGTTCTTCAAGAAGCACTTTGAAGAAATCGAGGGTATCGGCATTGAGCGTGACCTTGCTGGTTTCCCTGTTCTAACTGCTCCAGAAGGTATGAATATCTGGGATAGCCAGGATGAGCAGATGCGAACAATCCGTTCTGATGCGGAGCAGCTAGTAGCTTCTGTGCGCAGAGATAGTGAAGAGGGTATCCTGCTACCGTCCGGTTGGAAGCTTGAGCTACTTACTTCTGGCTCTTCGAGGCAGATCGATATTAGTCAGACCATCGAGCGTTACGATAATCGTATCGCTGTGACGCTACTTTCCGACCTTATCCTTCTTGGTAACCAGTCTGGCTCTTTTGCGCTAGCGTCTACTAAGCAGTCTTTGCTGGCCTCTGCCCTACAGGCACAACTGTCCAACATTGCCGATGTATTTAATAATAAAGCGGTTGCCGACCTGTTCAAGGTTAACCACTTTGAGGGCCTCAGCGGTCTGCCTAAGATTGTTCCTACCAATATTCAGACGCCTACTCTGTCTGAGGTTGCACTTGTGCTTCGTGCTATGGGCCTTAACATTGCTGGTGATAAGGAACTGCAGAATCATCTGCGTCACTCGCTGTGTCTGCCTAACCTGTCTGACGAGCTGTTTAATAGCGTCTATCTGCCTCAGAAAGATAGCGATAAATCTAATGCTGATCGTTTTGTAGATACGTCTGAAAAGACTATGGAACAGAATGACATGTGGTATACTTAAGGAGGTACCTTATGAGCATCATAGTTAGCACTGAATCCTTTCACCGTGGCGAAAATCACAGCATCTACAATGAAGATGGCTCCACGCAGCACATCAGTATTGAAGAGTCTGTGTACATTACTACTGAGACCCCCGTACCTGACGATACTGTCTATATCGACGTAGGCTTTAATCTACACAAGGCGCGTGATGAAGAGCGCCTTGTATCTGGCTGGGCTAATGTGTCTGTTAATGCTAATGGCTCTGTGCCTCTTGATTGGCAGGACGATATCATTGCTCCTGAGGTACTGGAAAAGGCTGCCATTAACTTTATGCTTGACTACCGTGCTTCTGGTGTCATGCACGAAGGTGATTCTGTAGGTACTGTGGTAGAATCCATAGTATTTACTAAGGAAAAGCAAGAAGCTATTGGCATTCCAGAGGGTACTGTGCCTATTGGCTGGTTTATCACCGTAAAGGTACACGATCCTGAAGTCTTTGCCAAGGTCAAGGATGGTACTTACAAGATGTTTAGCATCCAGGGTACCTGTCGCAGAGTTGCGATTTAAGACATATCAAGTAGCTATCAAACATATAATAATATCAGGAGGCGATCAAATGCCCTATATCTTGGACGACCTGATTATCGATCGCGTAGACTTTGTAGATCAAGGGGCCAACTCGGCTGCCTTTATCGAAGTTTTTAAGAGAAAGGAGCGAAGTAACCCCATGGATGTAACTGAAATCCTTAGCAAAATGAAGCCTGAGCATGCTGGAGTTATTCAGAGCGCTCTGGATGAGACCTCTAATGAAGTAGCTAAGCTTCGCAGTGACCTCGAAACTGCTAATCAGTGTATTGCTGATAAGGAAGCTGAACTTGCTGCTTCTAATGAGGAGCTTGCCAAGGCCAAAGAAGCTCTAGCTAAAGCTACTGAAACCTGTGAGTGTGACGGCGAAGCTGGTGAAGACGGTGTATGCGCTGTCTGCGGCAAGCCGAAGAAGAAGGCTGGCTTTGATGAGACGGAAGTTCTCAAGAGTCTGCCTGAGGCTCTTCGTGAAGAGTTCATGAAGATGCGCGCTCAGAAGGAAGCCGCTGAAGAACAGGTTCGTAAGGCTGCTGAAGAAAAGGCTGAAGCTGAAGCGGTTGCCAAAGCTGCCACGCTTAAGTCTCTGCCAGTTGCTCAGAACGAGCTTGTAGAAATTCTCAAGGGCTGCGATCAGCGCGTTGTTGATCTACTCACTAGCACTGCTGAAGCTATCGACAATGCTGTCCTTGGTGAAGTCGGTAAGTCCGCCGGTAACGGTGCTAAGACTACTGATGTCAGCGCTTGGAATAAGATCGAAGCCATGGCTGATGAAGTCATGAAGCGCGATAATATTACCAAGCAGAAGGCTATCTCTACTGTTATCAAAGAAAATCCTGAGCTGTATCAGGAATACCTAAAAGGAGGCGTTAAGTAATGCACGCGTATGAAATTCCCGGTCTGCGCTTCAGCCTGCCCGCTGGCGGCGCCGTGAAGCGTCATCATTTCGTTACTGTTGCCGAGGAGGCTGCCACGCAGGCTACTGCGTCTAGTGCTGTTATCGGTGTTGCTATGAATGAGGTTACCGAGACCGAACTGGCTGCCGGTGACCGCATTGTAGAAATCGCGGACGGCATCGTCATGGTCGAAGCTAGCGCTGCGATCACTTCTGGTTCCAAGGTTGCTCCTAATGCTAATGGTGCCGCTGCTGTCGCTTCTGGTGACCATTGTGGTGTTGCCATCACCAGCGCTACCGGTGCTGGCCAGCTGATTGCTGTTAAGCTCGGCTAATATTACTGACTACTAAGAAAGAGGTGTAGACAATGCCCAAAATGCAGAATGCGCACATTGATGCTGCGTTAACCAATATGTCTGTCGCTTACCTGCAGGATGCGAGTGCCTTTATCGCTGATAAGGTATTCCCTATCGTTCCTGTTAAGCGCCAGTCTGATGTTTTCTATACTTACAACAAGGGCGACTTCATGCGCGATGAGGCGCAGGTTCGCGGTGCTGGCACTGAGTCTGCCGGTGGTGATTATGGTGTTGAGGCGTCTACGCCTTACTACTGCCGTAAGCATGCCTTCCATAAGGACGTCACTGAGGAAGAGCGCGTGAACTACGACGAGCCCCTGAACGCTGACTACGATGCCACTGACTTCGTATCTCAGAAGATGCTGATTCGCCGCGAAATGGAGTGGGCTAAGAACTACTTCAACGCTGGTGTTTGGGGCACTGAGGTTGCTGGCGTTGCGGCTGACGCCACTGAGGGTCAGGCTCTGAAGTGGACCCTACCCACTTCCAATCCCATCCAGGACATCACTTCTGCTGCTGTTAAGATGGCTGCTGAAACTGGCTACAAGCCCAACGTTCTGGTTCTGTCTCCCTATGCCTTCAATGCTCTGAAGAACCATGAGGATATTCTCGACCGCATCAAGTACACTCAGAAGGGCATCGTCACTGCTGACCTGCTGGCCACTCTGTTTGAAGTTGATAAGGTTCTGGTTGCCTGGGGCGTTGTCAACTCTGCGGCTAAGGGCGCTGAGGATTCCGTTGACTTCATCTTCGGTAAGCATGCTCTGCTGTGCTATGCTGCTCCTCGTCCCGCTCTGCGTAAGCCTTCCGCTGGTTACATCTTTGCCTGGACTGGCCTCGAAGGTTCTGGTGCTTACGGCAACCGTATCGTCCGCCTGCCGATGGAACAGCTCGGCCTCGGCACTGAACGTATCGAAGGTGAAATTGCTTTCGATGCTAAGAAGGTCTGTGCGGACCTTGGCGTGTTCTTCAAGGACATCGTCTAATGTTTGTAGTACGCAGACCCTTCAGAAACTACGGCCAAATGATGTTGCCTGGCTCTACTGTGGAGCCAGGCAGCATCAAATGGTTTAAGACCCGCCTAAAGGATCGCGTAGTTGTAGAAGTTAACGAGCATAACTACACAATGTGGCGCGATTACTTTGCTGGTAAGTTTAACGTTAAGCTTGCCCCTGTGGATGCCCCTGTGGATGCCCCTGTGGA